CAGCAGCAGATTGGGGTTCCGAAGCTGCGGATTCAGCTCTGCCAACCGCTCATAGTCCATATCGTAGCGCGCCGCGATCTGCCAGAAGCTCTCGCCGGTGCGCACCGTATGATACACCGCCTCCGGGCTCTGCTCCTGCACCGCAGTGACGGGCTTCAGGCCGCCGCTCTGCGCCGCATTTTCGCGGAACTCGAAGCTGTAGGCCACATAGTCCGGCCGCGGCTCCTGCCGCAGCTGCAGCTGCGTAAAATACGCATCCGCAGTCTGCCAGATCGGATGGATCAGCACCCCCGGCCCGTCCTCATAAAACACCGAAGCCAGCGCCTTGAAGGTCTCATACGCATTCGGGCCGTAAAACTCGCCCTCACCGCGCATGACGCGCCCGCCCAGCCCCAGATCCTGCATGAAATAGGTACCCATCGGAACCTTCTGCAGCGCAGTGCTCCGTTCAAAATCAATGGAATAGGTGCGCGGATTGTGCGGCCAGCAGAAAGTCTTATATTGCATGGTCACCATACGAATTCTCTCCTTCCGGCGGAGGCTGTGCAGCCTCCGCCCGATTCTCGGTCACAGCGGCATCTCAAAGCATCCGTCATAGCGCCGCGCGTCGCGCTCGAACATCCGCGACAGCGCCGCAGCCTCCGCCGTGCCGCCCGGGGCAATGTCCCGCGCCCCATCGGCAGGCAGCGTCTGTGCCGTCGGCATCCCGACGGGCTGCACCGCCCGGGTCAGTCGCTGCTGCATCCGTGCCAATGCCGCCTGCGTGCCGCTTCGCGCCTGCGGCTCCGCAGTCCCATACTTCGGCGCACCCGCCCCATCGGTCAGATACGTCCGCGGCTCCGCCAACGCTGTCAGCCGCTGCAGAAGCTGCGTCCGCGCCGTTTCCGACCGACGCAGCGCCTGCACCGTCTCCTCCGGCAGCCGCTCCTCCGGTGACCACGGCTCCGTGTCCGCCGAAGGGCTCTCCCGGTTTACGCAGCTGTCCCGGCTCTGCTCTGAAGCCGCCGAATGCGCAGCGCTCATCTGCGTCGGCTGCATCCTCCGCAGCAGTTCCTCCGCCGCCTGTGTGTTCTCGGCTGCCAGCGCCTGCAGCGCCAGCATCCGATCCGCATAGCCCTCCGTCAATCATCGCCGCCCTTCAATGCCCGGAATCGCCGCAGATCGAACCGCGCCGATTCCTCCCACTGCACGCCGCAGACCGGACAGCAGGACTCCTCCGCCCGCGCCCGGCAATCCGGGCACAGGCGCGACAGCCGCTCCTCTTCATCCAGCAGCAGATGCAGCGCGTATTGCAGATAGTCGCTGCGCCGCAGCCGCCTTGCCCGCGGCTCCGACGGCAGCACGCCGAAGCTGCGCAGGATCTTCCACTGGATGCGCTCCTCCGGCGACTGTCGAAGCTGTTCCAGCATCTGCTCGGTCTGCTCCGGCGGCTGTCCGCAGTGCGGATCCAGCCGCTGCGCCATCGCCTGATAGGCAAGCGTCATCTGTTCAATCTGCTCCGGCGTGCAGCGCTGCAATACCGCCCTGCCGCTGGGATACCGGCGGCGGTGCCCACGCACCGCCGCCCTGGCGATCAGGCAGGCATTCTGCCACAGACCCAGCTCCGCCGGATCCTCGCAGCAGCGCTCTGCCTCCTTCCGTATCTGCAGCAGTTCCCACGCACTCAGCAGCCGCAGCCGGGTCACAGCATCGACTCCACGCGCCGGGATGCCGTGATGCGAACCTTTTCCAGCACCGCGTCGCCCAACGTCGCATTCTCGTCAATGCGCGCCCACTGACAGCCGGAGAAGATGATCTGACGATCCGGCTTGCAGATCACCAGCGAGAAATCCGCCAGCTCGTGGAAGTTCAGACCGTCTGCGATGGCCTCGTCGGTGGCATACAGCCGCGACAGCTCGATGGTATACTGATTTGCCCCGGCGATTGTCGCCACAGGCTCCTCCTGTCCGAAGGCCTCCACCGCTCGACTGGATCGGGTGGTGGTCACGCTGTAGCTCTGTACAACCGCTACACGGCGGCCGTCGATCTCCAGATAGATGTCCGCACTGGTCGGAATCATTCGTTCCATGCCGTCTCCTCCTTATACCGTGATGTGCGCCGTCAGATAGATACGGCTCAGTCCGTGCGTGACGGTGAAGCCGAACTCCACCAGACACAGCGTTGGATCGTTCTCCGCCGCCGTCACTGTCAGGTTGTCATAGCTCTCGATGACCTCGCGGCGTATCCGGTTCTCCAACTCCAGCACCACCTGCGCACGGATCGCCGAGCGGGTGGTGCGATTGTTCTTGCAGCGTGCAAAGCGGCTGCGCAGCGCCGTGCGAAGGCTCGGGATGACCTCGTCGACGATCATGATCGTCGTCAGCTCCCGCCATGTCGCGTCCGCCGCACCGGAGGTCAGGCTGCGGGTGGTGATGCCGCGGATCACCGAGGTCACGCCCGCCACCGTCTCCAGTACCGTAACGCCGCCGCAGATCAGCGCATCCAGCGAGGTCTCATTGAAGCTGCCGGACACCGTATGGATTCAGCTGCGTCTGCTCGGGGTAAAGGCTGCGCATCGTCCTGCGCCAGACGCAGCAGACCGCCTCCACATCATCCGGAGCCATCGCCGCAGCCATACGCTCCAGCAGCGGGCGCTCCAGCCCCAACTCCATCGCCATGCCCAGACGCACCATCTCGCCGCGGGTCTGCTCCGCTGCCTGCTGTCCGGCCCCCGCCTCACGGCAAAGTCGTTCATAGGCAGTCAGTACCTCACCGCCCGCCGCCTGCGCCATTTTCTCCAGCGACTGCCAGTGCTTCAGAATGCCCGCTGCGGGCTGCGCAGGCACCGCCACGAAGGAGAATTCGTAGGCGTCCATCGGCTCCGACAGGATCGCCACGCAGCGCTGACCGTCGTAGACCTGTCCCTTCTGATGCTGACAGCTCCCATACTCCGCACCGCAGACGGAGCAGGTGCGCCGTCCCATGGCGCAGCCGATGCTGACCTCGCGGCGGATGCCGCCCTCGATCTCATCGATCAGCTTTTCATGGTGCGCCCGCAGCAGATAAGCCCATGCCCGGATATAGCTCGCGCCGTTTTCCTGCTCCACGCAGGCGTCAAAAATGCGCGCCACCTGCTCAGACGCGCTCCAGTTGTGGTCGCACAGCCCGGTCTTGCCCACCATCAGCTCCGCCAGCTTCGGCAGCGCCTCAGCAGCAAAGCGTTCGTCGTCACGATCCGGCCGGTCATCGCACAGCCGCAGCGAAAAGATGTATACATCCTCCTCTGTCAGCTCCGTTCTGGCCTGCTGATGGATCAGCATCAGCTGTTCCGGCGTCGGCGTACCGCCGCGCACAACGCCCGCCTCTTTTGCGATTTCTTTCATCGTCTCATCCTTTCCCGATCAACTGCGCGGTCTGGGCACGATACAGCCCTGCCCGCGCCTCCTCCACGGTATCCTGTAGCGAAATCTCGTCCCAGCAGATCTCCGCATGACCGCCAAAGCCCTCCAGCGCCAGATACAGCTCGCACACACGCTCCAGCACCGGCTGCACTGTGCGCCGCAGCGACCACAGCTCCGAGGTCAGCAGGTCTGCCTGCTGCTGGCTCATGCGCTCCGTACTGCTCCAGCTCAGACCCAGCATAAAGGGCGGCAGTCCGGTTCGCGCCACGATCTGCTCCAGAAGCTGACGGACGGGCACCTCGGAATCCAGCACCTGTCCGTCCGCACCGATCACGCGGATGTCCACATCGCCCACGGCGACAAAATCGCGCACCGTGCCCTGACGGCTCTCGCGCATGGCCTCGCTCCATGCCTCCGCGATCTGTCCGGCGCGCTCCTGCGCCGTCGATCCGTCGTTGCCGGTACCCGGGCGGCAGATCACACTGTATCGGACATTGCCCGCCCGCTCCCAGTTCACCCCGATGGTGCGGTAGATCTTCATCAGGATCTCCGCCAGAAACGGCATACCCCGCAGCATCGACACGCCGTAGGGGTTCGCCGGCTCCGGATGCAGCGTCGTCAGCAGCAGCAGATACTGCCGCGGCAGCGGCCGCAGGCCCTCCGGCTCCCGCACACAGATCAGCGTCTCCAGCGGATTCTCTCCGCTCCGGATCTCCACCTGCGCAGCATCGGCCCAGCAAACGCCCGCCAGATGTCCCTCCCGCACCACCATCTCGCCCACGGCGCGGCCGTCCGTCAGCAGTCCGCCCAGATACGCCGTCAGGAACTGCTCGATGCCGCGCTGACCGTAGCCCACCGGCACCGTGCGCAGGAACTGCTGCAGCGCCTGTTCCACCGCCGGATTGCCGCACTCCGCATGGAAGCCACCCACCAGCCGCACCATCTTGTTCACTGCCGCATCCACCAGCGGCACCGCCGCCCGCAGCGACCGGTACAGCCGCATCTCCCCGTTCAGAGACACCGCACCGAGGCCGTTCCAGCCGTCATCCGGCTTGCTGTACCGGAGCTGCGTCGCCGTACCGGCGTTTGCAGCGGCTTCGGTGCGGCTGCTTTTTGCCCTTCTGCCCATTTGTTCTCTCCTTTCGCGCCCTTGGCGCATTATGATGTCCGCCGCACTGTGCAGGCTGCCACCCCGTCGGACTGCTGATCCACGACCGTCGCCGCGAAATACCGCATATCGTCCATGGCGTGGTCGTTTTCCTTGCGCACGCTCTCGCGGCCTGTCCGCTCATCCCAGACATAGAGCTGGATCTCCCGCAGACAGTCCGCGCAGTCCTCGCAGATGACCAGCTTACCCTGCCGCAGCAGCCCAGCGGTGATCCGGATGCCGCTCATTACGTCGTTGCGCGCCTTGCGCACCTGCCACCCCTCGCGGCGCAGCAGCTCGATGAACGAGGCCGCCGAGGGATCCACCACCACGCAGGCGATCTGCCGCCCGCCCGCCAGCGCACGCAGCGCATCCGCATAGTCCTGATCGGTTTTCTGGCTGCCCTCGCGCCGCGCATCCCAGTAGTACTCCCGCAGCCGATACCATACGCCGTCCCGCAGTCCCCACAGACCGAAGGACGCAGGGTTCCGCGTGCCGTAGTCGCAGCTGATGGCGTACTGCTCCATCGGCTCCGGCGGCGCGGGACTCGCCA